AGCTTATGAAGAGTGGCGAGTAACGCCCGGTCTCTTCCTCGCGGTACACGTAGTGCAGCACCGCTTCCTCGACGTTCGTCAGGAGCAGCGAGTCCAGCTCCGATACGTCGGATTCGATCTTGAACGGCTGACCGGGATAGTCCTGCGGGGCGCCGGGCGGGCACACACGCAACGCGCGTATGTAGTCGCTTGGCAGCGAGTACACGAAGCCCCACTCACCGTTGGCCAGCTCTTGGCCCGACAGCGCCAGCGTGTGGCGCTTGATGGCGAAGCTCCAGTCGTGCATCTGCAGCAGCTCGTCGCGCGCGACAGGATAGAACGTCGCGCAGTGCTGCGCCTGGATCGAGTTGTCGGGCGGGTCAATAGAGTTGACGCGCGCAGCGTCCGCGATGTGCGAGAGTCCGAGCCGACAGATTTCAACTTGTGAAGCCATTTAGATTCCTTGCTGAAATCGTAGCTAGGCTACGACACTGTTCACTTTTCTAAGCTGTCCACTAATAATGAACAGCTGGGAAAAGTGGACGCCCGAAGGCGTCCACACAGGTTACGAAACGAGATCGCGATCCGCGTCCACGGGCGGGAGCACCGGCCTTTCGCTTAGCGCCTCGGCTAGCGTTTGCTCTTTGGCTACTGCCTGCGGCTTCTTCGCGAGACCAAGCTGTTGCATGATCTCCACGAAGGACTTGCCACGCGGCGCTTGCGCCGTGGGCAGCTGATTGGGGAGTTCGGCATCGGCAGGTGCCGGGCCAACGTCCACGAACCAGTTTTCCTTCGCATCCGCGGCCACGTAGAACTGCGCCCCGACTCGCCGACGGTGACCGTCGTACGAGCCGGTGCGCACTGCGCGAACTTCCTTCAGCTGCTGCGCCATTGGGTTGTGTGACGGTTAGACCGTCACGCCCTCGGTCGCATCCGGGTACACCGCGCGGTCGGGCGGCGCTTCGCTAGTCAGGTGCGCCGTGACCGTCAAGACGGCGTCGGCAGTGACCGCGTAACGCAGACCGAGATAGCGTTGGAACGCCATGTTCGGCGGAACCGGAATCACGAGAATCGTGCCGGCCGGGATGTTGGCCACGCCCGTGATGGTCGCCGTCGCGGCTTTCGCCACGGAGCTACCGTCGATGGGCAGCACGCTGTCGTCGACCAGCGTGAACACGAACGTATCGGAGCCATCGCCGCCGCTCACGGCTTCGATGCTGATGACGACGAACAGCGGCTTGCCCGTGCCGAGGTTTCGGCTGAGCGTGCTGGTGTCGATGTCGGACGTCGCGACCGTGGTCGAGCCGCCCGTGACAACCTGGCTGTCCGCGAATTGTGCGAGAGTGTCGATGATCATTTGCTTTCCTCTGTAGTGAAGCTGGGGCCGGCAGCGTGCCCGGCCCCGCAGTGGTTACTTACGCGACCGCGCTTTCGCCGGAGACGAGCTTGTCGACGCGACGAACCGGAACGCCCGCGAACGAGACCACCTGCTTGCCGGCGACGTTTTCCATCGTCAGCGTGCTGTTGGTGACCTTGGCCACGGTCTGACGGCGAAGGATCGACATCAGCGTGCGGTTCATGTAGAACGCCGGGCGGACACCCGACAGCGACTGGATCGTGTCGAGTGCACGCGTCATCAGGTCGATGAGCTTCGCGCCCGTCGCCCCGTCGCTCGTGAGAGCGGCCTGGTCGATGTTCGCGATGCGCACGACATAGCGCCAGTCACGCACCGTGAGACCCGAATCCCAGCGGTAGTGCGTGCGGTAGGCTTCCATGCGGCCCGATGAAGCGACGCTGTTGCCCAGCGACTCGACCGTCACGACACCCTTGTCCGTGACTTGGAGACCGGCCTTGCTGCCCTTCGGATAGAGCGCGTGGACCGTGTTCGGACCCCAGCCGACGAGCCAGATCGACGTGCGGTCCGAGTCGCCCGCTGCGTTGATGATGTTCTGCCCGTTCGCGGCGCTGAGCGAGTTGAAGCGCGGGGTCAAACCCGTGAACGCCTCGGGCTCCGTGCCCTCGTTGCCGTAGAAGATCGTGTCGGCTTGCTCTTGGTTCATCGCCTCGATGAAGGCCATGTCTTCGGAGAGCCGGAACGCGGCGGTGTTGCCGTTGAGATCGGCGAGCGCCTTGTCGACTTCGGCGTAGGCTTCGAGCATACCCGTGTTGTCGCGAATCTGGACGGTCGTGCTCTTCGACGGCTGAACGAAGCCGTAGAGCCGACGCCACGTGACGCCGGGCAGACCCGTGCGGACCGTGGTGACGTGCGACGTGAGTTCGTTGGATTCCATCCAAACGGCGTCGTCGAGAACCTCATTCTCCTGCGCGAGCAGTTCGATGATGTTCGCGATCTTGTCGTTCGGATCGAGACGCTTGGCCAAGTCCAAGATCGTCGGATGCGTAGCTGCGAGAACGGCCATGATATTTTCCTCTGTTGGTTACGGAATGAGAGACTTACCGCATGTTGGGGAACATGTTCTGCGCGGCAGTGCGCGCAGGCTCGTTACCCTTCCCTGCGATAAATGCACCGTCCGGTGAGAGCAGCTGCCCAATCTTGAGCAAGCCTTTCAACACCTGCGGGTGATCGAGAAACGGATGCGAGTTCGCATCCGCCGCGATTTCGGGGAAGAACTTGTTCAACGCGCGCTTGCCAATCGCAAGGTTCGCGTCGAACTGTGTACCGTCGGCGCCGCCGAGTTCCTTGTCGGCTTTCGCTTCGGTGTTCCACTTCGTCTTCAGTGCCTGCAGACCTTTGGCCTGGGCATCCTTGTCGGCCTTCGACGCCGACTCGATGAGCGCCAGCTCACGGTTGAGCAACGCCTGCGCGTGCTCGGGGCTGAGCTTGTTCGCCTTCGCGAACTCGGCGACTTCCTTCGTGATCTCCGCGGGCGGATCGGACTCGGTCACGACGTCGGCGCCAGCGGCATCCTTCGTCGTGGTCTTCACCTTGGCGAATTTGTACTCGGCCGGCGCTTCGCCGCCTTTGCCTTCAGCACCTTTGCCACCCGCAGCAGCGGCAGCAGCGGCAGGCGCAGCAGCTGCAGCAGCAGCGCCACCGTCGCCGCCACCAGAGCCAGTGCCAGTACCATCACCTTCAGGAGCGCGAAGCACACTTCGTAGAAAAGGGTTCATTTCTGATATTCCTCTAGCAGTTTGTGGGCCAATGACGGCGTGACTCGAAGGAGCCGCGCCCAAACTCTGAGAGCGACGTTGCGCTCGCCTTCGCGGAAGAACGTATCCTCACGCAGCTGGCTGACGTAGCTCGTGCGCCAGATGGGGGCGAGCAAGTCCCACATCACGCGGCGCCCGGCGCCGGTCTGCATGAGCGCCATGTAGTCGGTGTCGAGCTGGTGCTCTGCCTGCGCGCGTTGCTTCTCCAGCTCTTCGCGCGCAGCCTCGCGCGCAGCGAGGTCGAATGTGTCTTCGGCTTCCTGGCTCATAGGAACTCGATGACCATGACGACACCGTTTGCACCCGCGCCGCCTGCGACACCTGTCGCCGTGTTCAACAACGCACCGCCGCCGCCGCCCGAACCGTGCGCCGTGCCGGCTGTTCCTGCTTGTGTCTCCGCGGTGCTGTCTGCGCCTGCGGCGTCTTGGTCCGCGGCGCCACCGCGGCCACCACCACCCCAATAGGATGCGCCGCCGTTGCCACCCATCGCGAAGCCAATTTCATTCGTGTCGGTCGCGTCGAGCGTGATGCCTGCAACAGCGCCTGTACCGTCGCCACCGTTGATGTTGAGTGTAGCGCCTGTCGGGACACCACCGAGGCCACCGCGGAACGCCTGCACGTTCGCAGTTGATGTACCCGAACCTGTCCCGCCGACACCACCCGTGCCCACGATGTCCGTGGTATTCCACGTCGTGTTGCCACCCGTGCCGCCGCCTGTGCCTGCGGTGCCACTACCCGCTGTGCCACCCGTGCCTATGCTGAGCGCCTTGCTCGCGCCGACCGTGGCCGCGGAGAAGAAGCGAATGCCGGTGCCACCTGCGCCACCACCCGAGCCGACGCCGACGTCGGTCGCAGCAGTCGCATCCGCGCCGCCGCCGCCGCCCCCGGCGCCGGTAACGATGGCAATACAGAACTTCATGCCCGCAGTCGGCGTGTACGTCGCAGCGCCCGGCGTCGTGAACGTCTGGATGTTCACCGTGCCGAAGCCACCGAGCGTCGTGAGCATGGCGCCCACTGTCGTATCGTCGAGCACCGTGCGCGCCGCCGCGGTAATGGTCGCGGTCTCTGGCACACCCGTGCTCGCAGTGGTGCGCCCGATGAACTGGTCTTGCGCGAGGTTCGCCATCTTGGCGAGTGTGATCGCAGCGTTGTCTACAGTGAACGTCGTCCCGCTGGAGCCAATCGTGACGTCACCCTTGTCTCCGTCGGTGATGTGAATACCGTGGGAGGCTGCGGCGTAGCGCGTATCGGCGTCCGCGCGGGTTGGTATGTCGGTGGCGTTGGCCACGCCTATGAGCCGTTTGGTAAACGTATCCGCGGCTGTCTGCTCGACCAATCCAGCAGCGGCGTTCAATCCGGCGAGAGCCGTAAGCGTTGCATCTAACGGCTGACCGGCTACAGCGAGCGGTCCAACCGTGACGCCGTTGATGCGCACGAAGATGCCGGCTGTCGTCGTCCAGAGGTCGCCGTCTGACGGAGCGCTCGGAGCGGTGCCGTGCGGCGCACGGAGACTCGGAATCGAGGTGGTCGCCGCGGGCGCCAGTATGGGAACGCGCGACTGGAAAGCGGTTGCCGTCAGCCGTAACTGCTCAGCAATAAAATCCGCGGTGAACGAAAGGGTCGGGCCACTCGGACTGCCAGCTAAAAGGGAGTGTGCGCCAACCGGGCCGTTCGTTACAAGCGCTGCAGTCGTCGCGGAGTTAACCGCGAACAGTGTAGCAGATGTGTCCGCACTCGTAGCGGCTATGGATGCAAGTGCCCCGTCTGCTGCTGAAGTAGCGGTTGCAGAAAAGCTAGCGCCAGTATCCTCGGTGCAGGTAAACGCAGAAAACGGGCCGAATATAATATGATCCACGACAGACAGGGCAAAGGTCCCGGTCCCAAGGTTCGCGTTGACAAGCACTGCGCCATCACGCTGCCAACTGAGAACTTCATCTCCCGCACCGTCTGCATTTGTTCGCAAACGCAAGCGACCGACTAACCCCGCCATCGCCAACTCGGTCAGCCGTTGGTCCGTGCCTCCGTCCGTATCATCCAACAAGAGGCGCGGAGAGACACTCTCAATCTCTACGCCTGTGGTAGCATTGACAAACTTGTTCACCCCCGTGAACGACTGCGGATCACGAGCCAGCAGCGCGACATCCGCTGTCGCTGAAACACCTAGAGTCGCCCGCGCAGTGGCCGCATCAGCGTCGTCCACGAGCGAGTGACCAAACGCCGTGATGTTCGCAGCCAGCGTCGTGAGATCGGAATCGAGCGGTTGATAAGCCGCGTTGCCCTCAGTTGCCGTGAGATAACCCGGATGCGGATCAGCCTCACCTTCATGCGCAACGACCGCCGCCACGGCTGCACCGAGTGCATCGTAAAGCGTGTCGCCTTCTGCTTCAGTGAGGTAGATCGTATGCGGATCACCCGCAGCTTCGTGCGTAGCCACTGCAGCAGCCGCCTCAGTGGCCGCAACACCGACGTCTTCTTTTCCATCGAGTGCACCCTGTAAATCGGCCTGATCGCTCAGCAGCCCCGTGATCGCACCCCACACACTCCCACCACCAAGCGAGCCGAACAGCTCAAGGAAGTTCAGGTGGATATTGCTCCACTGCTCCTGAACCCACGAGAAGCCGTCTTCGGCCTGTGGTTGTATGATGGGACGGTACGCCATTAGATGCTGGTCGACTTGTACAGCCCGACGCTGAAGTTGGTCGGCGCCGTCGCACCTGCCTGCCGGTAGCGAATCTTCGAGAAGCCAGCGGTACGCAGACGCAGCGGGATGTCCGCCGTCGACACGACGACGAACGTGCCTGGCGTGGTCGTGGTCAGCGGTTGCGCGCTTAGCGGGATCACGCCGAAGTTCACACCGTCGACCGAGCCCTCGATGTCGTACGTGCCGAGCAAGCTGTACGAAACCGCTTCCTCGTAGCCACGCACGTCGAGTGTGAAGATGATGTCGTTGTCGTTCGCGCCGAGCCCACCGGAGTAGACAACGATGTTGCCCTCGTCGGGTGTTTGCTTGGTTGGTGCTGTAAGTGCCATGCGTTACTCCTTATGCCGCGACGACGCGCGTGACCGCTTGCGTCGCCGTGAGAATGAACCAATCACCTGCCACGAGCCCACCCGCTAGCGCGGCTGCGTTGTCGGCATACGCCGTGAGCACGAACAACCGGCCGGGGTTCTGTGACGGGGCACCCGCCACACCGTCGCCGAACGTCACCGGCACGAGAAACGTGACACCCTCGTCCGTCATGATCACGACGTCTTCCAGCTTCGCAGGATCGGCGCGGTCCGAGAACGTGATCGCGATCTCTCCGGCTAGCGTGCCAGTCTCGACGAGCACAGCGCGATAGCGCACGGCTTCCGTCTTGTCGTTGCGCAGTACCGCGGTGGATGACTCCGCGCCGGCCGAGCCCACGACATCGGCCACGAGTACGCCGGCTTCATCACGTGCAGCTTCCCACACATAGCCGTTGAACGACTGCTCCAAATGGAGCGTGGCGTCAGCGAGATCGGTGGTGTCGGCCAGGTACGTGACCGACTGGCCCTGGTTGAGCTGGAACTGATTCGAGATCGCCTCGGCGGCGAGTGTTTGAGAAAACATGATCGTGGTCTCCTATTGGAAACAGCCGTAGCGTTCTGCCCAGCTGAAGTCTGCGAAGTCGGGGCGCCCGTGTGTCAGCACGTATGCGTTGCCTACACGCCAAGCGTTGAACTCGGACACGCACACGCTTTCATGCGTGAACGGGAACACGACGACACCCAGCGTGACGTCGAGGTAGTGCACGATCTCGTGCGCGAGTACGGACTGGATCATGACCTCGTCGCCGAAGCGTAGGACCGAGTTGTCCATGTGCACGGTAGCGTCGCCGTCGTACATGCCGAACGCGCCCATGCTTAGAAACAGCGGCTCCCACACGACGGCAGGCGGCGCAAGCTTCGAGCAGTCGTAGTCGAGCACGTCGCACGCGAAGTCGAACGCAGCCTGCACATCATGGGGCGGCGACACGGGTGGCTGCGACATCACAGCGAACGACGGGCCGAATGCCCCGGCGTAGAACGCGAGCAGCAGCGCGAATCGTTTCATCGCAGTCTCCCCGGATAGAAGCGCACGCTAAGATTCGAGGCGGGCTCCGTGCTGTTGTCGATGCGCTGCACGCCGTGCGTCAGGTCGATCTCCCACGCGCTACGCTTGCCTGCCGTGATCGTGATGCCGGCGACTAGCGCGTCGGCCGTGAACTCTTCCTTGTCATTGAACGGTGCACCGCGGAACAGGTTGCTCGTGTGATCGAGCGCGACGAACGCCTCGACCTCGGCGGCGTGTAGCGGCTGGGTAAAGACCAGCCCACATATCAGCAAGTGGGCTGCTTTCAACCCGGTGCGCTTCTTGCTCATATCGTCGCAGCCATATCCTTCGCCGCGACGAACGCCTCGACCTCGGCGGCGCCCGCGTCCCACGCGTACGAGAGCGCGAGCAATATCGCCAGCAGCGAGAACGCGACGCAGCGGTATCCGCACTTCATATCGTCGCAGCCGGCTGCGCCGCAGCCATATCCTTCGCCGCCGCTGCCACCTGGGGTGCCGCCTCAACAGCCTGCTGCCGTTCGAGCTGCTGCTGCCGCTCCGCGCGGATGAACGCGACTTGCTCGTCGGCGACGATGAGCGTCGGGTCGACACCGAGTGTGTCGGCGTACACATCGACGAGCTGATCCATGTCGACCTTGTCGAGCATCGCAGCAGCCTGCGGCACGAGCGACGCGGCGTTCAGGATCGTGCCGAGCAAGCGGTCGATGGAGCTGAGCCCCACCAAGCGCTGCGCCTGCGCAAGCAGCGACACGAACTGCACGACGAGCGGCACGTTGGTCAGCTCGCGCGGCGCCGGGGGGATCATGCCGTTGCGCAGCATGTACGCGAACGTGATCTCGACGAGCGGGCTCAGCATCTCGTCGTGCAGCGACTCCAGCACGGGGCCGAGCATGAGCAGCTTCTCTTCGTGCCGCTCCGCGATCTCGCGCGCCGTCGCCGGCTGCACACGCGAATCACCGATGATCAGCAGGAACATGTCGACGAAGTACGCGCGCTCGACGCGCTGCTCGTTCGCCGCGATCTTCTCGTTGACGCGCTGGATGTCGAGCTTGACGTCGAACAGCGACTTCACGCCGCCGCTCGCCGTGTCGACGAACGTCGTGCCACCGGGCGCCATGTTGAGCTTCGTGTTCGGCGGCGCCTGCAGCGGGGGCAGCGACATGAAGTCGACCGCCTGCGCGCTTCGCAGTTCGAGGTGCTGCAGCGCCTTCGTGTCACCGAGCGCCATCATGCCGGGCGAGCTGCCGTACACGTCGGCACCTCGGGTCTCCCATCGCGGCGTCAGGGCGGGGAAGAACTGGAAGCCCGACTCGCGCAGGTAGTCCTGATCCTGCCCGCCAATCTCGTAGTAGCACGAAGACCAGGGCATGTTCGCGTTGTCTTTCTTGAGCGGGTTGCGCTCGCGTCGCGGCTCTATGACGTGGAGCACGGGCACCCACGCGCTCATGTTCTTATTCATGTACATGTTCTGCACATGAATCGAACAGCGGTCGAAGCCGAACGCCTGCACCACCTGCGAGGCGCGCATGTCGAACTGACGGTACACCGAGTCGACGGCACCCTTGTCGTTCGTGTCGAGCGCGTACTCACCAATGGTCATCGGGTAGTGATGGATGACGTTGTCGAAGTCATCGAGCACGATGTCGCCGGCTGTCCCGAACACGCCTAGCTCTTGGTAGTTCTGGCGCAGTGCGCGATACGTGTTCGATCCGTTGAAGACCTCACGCATCCGCTTCTCGACAAGGTCGAGCCACTGCTTCACAGCTGGTCGTTCGTTCAAGTCATCGTACGGGGTACGCAGCTTGAACCAGGGACGAGCCGGCGACGACGCACCGGACATCAAGCCCGCGGTCATGATGCCGACCGCGCGCTGTGGTGTGTTGTTCAGAATGTGCGAGTGCTTCTTGTCGCCGCGGTTCGGCGCCGTCGCCGAGTTCGTGTCGAGGAAGCGGCCAGAGCGTGGCAGCGTCCAGTGCGCCAGCTCCTGCCAATGTGAGAGCCAGCTCGACCGGTCGGTCTTGAGCGAGCCCCAACGGTTGAGTGCAGCCTCGCGCTTTGTGCGGTAGTCGCTCACTGGCCGAGGTACGCGCCGGTCGTGCCGGTGCCCAACGCGGCCCCTGCGTCCGAGAACCCTGGCGTGCGACGAGCGCGTCGCTTCGACGTGATACCAGCCGCCGCTTGCTCAGCTTGCGGCTGCTGTGCGCGAGTCTCGGCTGCGAGCCGTTCACTCTGCGCGAGCTGCTCCTTCTGCCCCTTGCGCGCGTCGCTCGCACTCTTGACCCCGGTAGCGGCGGACACGCCGCCTATGATCGAGGGAAGGAACGGTACAACTGCACCCATCATCGGGCTCCTGAATCGGGGAAGAGGCGACGCACACGGTCGCGCTCTTGTAGTACGTGTCGGGCTCGGGCCGACTGCATGGTCTCGTCGCGGGACAACCGATGCAGCGGATACTTGGTGCCGTCGAGTGCTTCGTCGCGCGTGCTCGCTTCGGTCACGTAGCGCGTCTTACTGGCGCGCGTCGTGCCTTGTTGACCGAGCATGAACGGAACAGCGGCTCCCACACTCTACACTTGACACGCGATTGCTCACCTGTCAAACGCAAAGGGGTCATGCCCGCCAAGGGCCTGCCAATCCACGGCTGCCAAGGGATCGTGGCCCACCGCGGTCTGCGGGCCGCGCGCGAAGTCCGATAGCTTCGGGGTGTGCAATCGGGCCAGCACGGTGGCCGAGCCCCAATCCGGCGAGCGCCCAATCCGCTTGATGACTTCCTCGCGCCCCTCGACTCGGATCACGCCACCTTGCGCCTTCCACAACGGGGCCGCGAGATCACGCGCCAGGAACTTGTCCGGTGGCAACGCGAGCCCGCGGTTGTTCGCCGGGTCGAGGTCTTCGCGCAGCATCCACCAGCAATACGACAGCCAGTTGTAGAAGCGCATGCCACCCTGCGAGCGGAAGCCCTCGGTGCCATCCTTCGCGCCGCCGTTCACCGCGATGACTTGGAACTGCGCGTAGCGGAGGAAGTCGTACGGCGAGCCACCAACACCAACGACGTCGATGTGGATCGGCGCATCATCGCGACGCGCAGCGACGACGAGCCCCGCGAGGATCGGGCCATCCGGTGTCGACGTGCCCGGATACACGAGCGGCAAGTCGAACCAGTTGTCGTGCCGGCGCATGATGATCGAGTTGTCTTGGCCACCGCGCGCGACGTCCACACCCATCGAGTCCATCGTGGGCTTGCGGTCACGCGGCTGCCAACGATCCTGCGCCGCCTTGATCCAGTTCGTTGGGATCGTTTGCCACTCGCTGTCAGAGAGCCCAGCGTAAAAGTCGCCGTTCAACATTTGAGACCTCAATGGTTCGGGAAGGGATTGCAGCTGCGCCAGATACTCGGAGTTCTGGTACTTGTTGTCGGTCACCTTCGAGCCGATGAAGGTGCGCGACTGCGGCTGGATGATCTCGATGGGCTTGAACTTGCTCGCGTCGAACTCGCGCACGGGCTCGCCGCCCACGATCACGTGCGGGACGTTCGGCACCTCGACGTCGATCTGCTCGCTGCCTCGGCCTATCGTGATGAAGTAGCGCAGCTCGCCGTGCGCCGCTGGGTTCTTGTACTGGAGATCGAGCCACGGGGCGAAGTATTCGATGACCCAGCGTCCCTCGGCGTCCTGCGGTGGATTGAACGCGAAGAGCTGTTCGCACACCTGGCCGGGCACACGCGTGTTGCGCAGCCACGTGCCGAGGAAGCGCACCTGACGCAGCAGGAAGTTCGTCGCCTCATCGTAGAACTTGAAGTCGTGCGGGTGGCCCTGATACTTCGTCTCGTCACCGAGATTCGGGATCGAGCCGAACGCCACGGTCTTATCCGCCACGGTGTACTTCACCGCTTCAGCGTCGCCGACGAACTGCGGCTTGATGATGATCTCGCGCTCCGGCATGCGCAGCACGTTGACGTTGCCGCCTGCGTAGCCGTCGCGCGAGCCATAGAGGTAGAGCAAGCGCGTGATGATGGGCTGCAGCTCGGTGCCCACGCGCCGCATGATGATGGAGTCGCTGTGCTGGTTCAGCGCCTTGCCTATGCCCAGCTCGCTCTTGCCTCCACCCGCTGCGCCGCCGAAGCCTGTGACCTTCGCCGGGCTCAGATATGCCATCACCTGCGGGCCGTTGTCGGGATCAGGCAGCCACAGCGGGGCACCGTAGCGCATCAGCGCCTTCAGCTCCAGCTCCTTGTTTGCGAACTTGCTGTGCTCCGTGATGAACATCAGCCCAGCTCAGCAAAGATGCGCGACTTAAGCCGCGCTGAGTCCACTATGCGCGAGCTGTGTCGCGCGTAGAAGCACCCGCGCCAGATGTGCCCCGTGTACTTATGCTCGACGCCGTCCCACTCGTGTGTGTAGACGCGCGGCTCGCCGAACCAACGCGCGAGTGCGAACACGATCACGTCCTTGACGCCACCCTTCGCGATCATGCTGCCCTCTTCGATGCGACGTATAAGCACGCCGCTGCAATAGTGAACCACAGAGCCGGCGCAACGAGATCGGGGATCACGCTCGCACCAATGGCGCAGCCCACCGCTGCACCGCAGTTGATACAGAACAGCGCATCGTAGACACGCTTTGATATGGAACTCTGCATCACAGTAGGTCTCCATCGGGGTCATGCCCCGCTTGTGGTTCACCTGCGGCCCACTGACCCAATAGCGGGACACACTGCTTGATGCGCACGTCGCAGAAGTCGCGCACATCCAGCAACAGGCGACGCGCCTCGGCGTCGTTGTTCTGCATGATCAGCTGATTGATCGCGTCGATGGCGTCGTACGCGCGCTGCTGCACCTTGTCGTTGAGCGAGGGCTCAGCCATTGTGGAACTCCTTGGTGATACGCGCCTCTATCTCAGCGGCGTACGCGGCACTCTCGAATGCCACCGTGTCGTACTCGTCCTGCGTCAGACGCGCACGCTTGCGCTTACGGATGCGCGCTCGCCGCGCGTCAGCCGACTGGTTGCGCGTGATCAGCGTCACCGTGGCGCCGAGGTCATACTTCGCGAACGGCGTGCGCTCGAAGCCACCGTAGCGTGACTTCCACATGCCCTTGGGAATCTCTTCCTTGGGCTTGTATGTGTAGCCGGGCATCAGTGCACCCTCCCCGTCGTGTTGATCTGGTGCTCCAGCATCAGCGCGAGCATGTTCGCGTATCCCTCGGCTGTCTCCGTGCGCAGCCACGCCGCGTAGCTCGCCGTTTCGACGTACATCCAACGGTCGGTCGCACTTAGTAGCAGGATCATAGGATGTCTCCATCGGGGTCGACGTCAGTGATCGTGGCACGCGCGAGCGCACGCTTGTCGAGCAACGCGATCAGCTTCTCGCGGTCTTCGTTGTTCGTGATGCGGTCAGGCACCACGTCGGCGCGAGTCGGCGCGCTGCGGTTGTTCACATCCACTGCGCTGCGCTCGACGAACTTGTCGGGATAGATCGCCTTGAGCAAAGCCAGCAGCATCGCGTTGCTCGTCACGAGCTTCTTCACGGTGACCGGGTTGCGCACGGTGCCCGGCACCACGGCGCCTGTCTCGTCGGTGCTGTATCCATTCGGATACTCGTACTGGATGTGCCCTTGATACGTCAGCACCTCGTCGACACCGACCGTGCATTGCTCCAGCGCGATCTCCAGCAACGCGCCGCCGCGCATGTTGAGCGCGATGTCGTAGTCGACGGCGAACTGCGGGTCGCTCTTCAGCAGGCGCATCACGCTCATGCGTGGGACACCGAGCTTCGTGCACGCCACCTGCACCGCTGCGCCGCCCGCAACCATCTCCAGAAACGCGTTGCGCTGCTCACTGGTCAGCACGACGATCTCGCTGAACATCCCAACGACGGGCACGTAGTCGCCAGGGATCACGCTACGCGACATTGGCACTCCCGACTGCACACGCGTGAATCTCGTCGCGCACGGCGCACAGCTCAGCCTCACGCACCGCGGAGCCAATCAGCCACTCCACACGGGCACGGCGCTGCGACGGTGTCAGGCGCCCCCCTACCACCAGGCCATCGGGGTCCAGCTTCAGGAACGAGCTACGCAGCGGCAAGCACTTCGCGCAGATGGGCTCGTCGGCGAAGGCCGAGCGACGTCGCCCGATAGCGCCACATGCGCAGCGACCGATGGTGCCGAAGCTCAGAGTCGAGGACGTCATAACAGGTCTCCATCGGGATCACCAGAAGTGGACGGGGCAAAACCATCCCCCGCACCCAGCCCCGCCGCTGCCCCTTTCTGTATAAGGGGGCCAGCCGGGGGTGCGGGGGTAGCGGTGGAAAGAGGGGCAAAAGGCTCTACCCCCGCATTCCCTAAGGGGCTAGCCGGGGGTGCGGGGGTAACACTGTAGGTGCTCGTATCCGGGCTCGCTAATCGGGGGTCGCCGTGCTCCATGAGCCGCTCCTTGACGAGCGCCAGCACGATCTCGTAAAGCGCCGGCCGACCAGTCTGCAGCAGCTCGACGTCGTCGGTGCGCCCGTTGTACAGACGTTCCTTCTTACGCTCCCAGCTGAACCAATAAGCGGCCTTGTGGGGCACGCCACCAACCGCCTGCAGCTTCCACTCGATGTACGCGACACGCGTGCCGCGGCGCACGTAGAGCTGCCAGACCTCGGCCCCGTGTTTGATGGTCGCCATGAGGATACCGCTTCGCAGCGGCTGCGCGTACTGTAGCCTAGAGGATGTCGGCATCGGAGTCTTCCTTCACTGGCGGACCAAAGCTCACCCCGTTGCTGCGCAGCAGCGTCACGGTCTTGCGCGCGTTGTCGACGTCCACGATGCCCTGCTCCACGAGCGAGTTCAGCTTGGTCATCGCCTTAGTGATGCGGTTGTCGGGGCCGTCACCATGCACCAGCGACTCCGCGTACTTACCGAGGAACGCGTCGATGCTGATCACGGGATCGCCGTCGACTGGCCACAGCGACTCAAGTGTCGTGAGCGCGTGCTTGATGTTGCCACGCACCTCGCGCGCCGCTGGCTTCACTGCAACGGGCTTCGCGTCCCAATCGACGAGCATGCCCGGCGTCAGCCCCGCGGGCGTGATC